TACTAATTAGATTACGCGGATGTTGATTTGGTGATGGCCGTGACAGGAAGTGTGATACTTGCTGTCATTGGAGCATCGATAGCGCCATTAATTGGCTGCCATTGTGAAACGAGTACGCTCATACTGTAAGAAGGATTAGTCGCTGTGACTGTTCCTGATACAGGAATAAGTTTTACTGCGAGCTTAGTTCCAAGCGCGTCCTCAAATAGTGAGTTGATGCTTGAAGCTGCGAAATCGTTGAAGAGCTCCAACGTCAAAGTTGGTCTCTCAATGCCTCCGATAATATTTTGTACGGTGTCAGTCATTGCTGTGATTTCCACGGCATCTATTTCTCTCGAGAGGCTTACTGCGCTCACGTGATCTGTGATGGTGGAGGTAGAGCCGACGATTACCGACACCTTGTTACCCATAAAGATGGCCATTTTTTTTCTCCTTTGTTAGCCGATCAGTTCTACCACGTATCGATACGCCAAGTAATCGATGTTGGCAACTTGCACCGACCCTGCGCTGGCTTGCGTCACGCGAAGTGTCTGTACTGCGCCGCTTAACGTTTGATCGCCCTCAATAGCGGCTTTCACTGAGGTCGAACCTGTAGACGCTAGATACCCATCTAGCTTTGTTTGCCCTGCGGACTCACTCATTCTGCCTACGATGAGCAGAATTGTACAAGTTGCAGAGTCATAACCACGATTGAAGGTGGTATCAAAGGTCAAATCTAATTGACCTACGACTCCTGCTGGTACAGCAATAGAGTCTGGGATGTGATCGTAAGTTTTCAGACCGGTGATAGTAGCTAAACGAGCTTTTAAGTTTTGTCGCACGGTCGAAGGAACCATTAGGCCGCCACTTCCTTTTTATATGCACGAACCATTGCAGTAACGTCGCGGCCTAAAGGTGACATACGAATAGCGCCCAGGTCGCCTAAACCTAAAATGCCGCCTGGCGAATCTTTGCGCTTGTATAAATCGGCCGTAAGTATCTGACAGGCCGTTTCAATATCATCTGGAACGCTAGGCCAACCCCATCTGGCTGTGACTTGAACGCCTGGCCGTAAACCGTTACTAAACATTCCTGGAAAGACAGGCCATACGTACGCTGTGTTTACCATTGTGAGTTGCGTGAAAGGACGTCCTAGAGAACTAGCAGTCAAAGGGTCCAGCAAATAATCTGTGTTTTGTGTTAGGCTGATTTCAAATACGCCGTCACCGTCGTCGTCAATCGCCACGGCTAAACTGGCCGTGGTGCCGATGTCATCTACATACGCTATGACGTTATTGTAGGCTCTATACTGACGAGCTGAGGCGGTTGAGTCTAAATAAAACCTTCTATTGGCGATGCGATCAATACTGCGTGAGGCTGCTTCAATCATTCCTTCTAGCAAAGTATCGTCGCTGCTATCGGCAATGGATAAAAAAGTTTTAATTGCATTGAGGGTCGTATATCCGTTAGTTATAGCCATTCAGAATCTCCATCGGTATCAGGGACAGGTGACATCGAACGAGGCATTGTATTAAAGGTGACAGCTCCACCATCGCACATTAGTACCACCTCTTTAGAAATTCTGAATGGTTATAACCACTGGGGAGTTTCAAGGCTCCCCAGAGGTCCTTTATCACTAGAAGCTAGGTGTCGCCAAGCCAGTTCCGTTCACCTGCGCGAACGCTTTTGGATAGCGCAAACTGGTATAGGCAAACATGCCATACATCACGATGTTTAGCGCAACCTTGCCGTTTGGCTCTTCAAAGGTGACGTATGTCGGACTACCAGTCTCCTCGAATAAGTGAGACTCGTTAAGGTCAACGATATGGATTGTGTCTTGATTTGTACCTGCACCTTGAGTAGTCGAGATATTTGCGTCTGTGATGACTGGCAGACCAAGAATTGAATAACCAGAGTTATTACCGTAGTTAGGGTATCCCTCACCTGTTCCAATTGCATTGACTGGATTGTATGCGGTTGGAACGACAAGCGGACGGTTTTGGTTATCAAGACCAGAAAGTAGCATTCCTAGACGACGTGGATGCATAATGATTGCGTTTGGCGATGCAAAGACATTGCTTTGAATTTGTTGAATAGCATCTGCCAGTTTTGGATATAGCCCTGCAACCGTACCTGTGGTCGCTGTGTAAGTTACCAAAATACCTGTTGTCATTCCTTGGATTCCCAAAGGCTGTCCATTTGCACCTGTGCCGTTAAGCAGCAAGTTGTCTAGTTCGGTGTGATAAGCGCGCATCAAATCGCTTAGCACAATACTTTCTAAGTTGTAACCACGAAGCAACGCTTGCTTTGAAACTGAGTTCTGTCCAGCAACGGTATTAACGTTGATGGTTAATGTTGAATCCTGTGGATCAGTACTTACCGCAGCTGTGTTTTGTGATGTTTGTGCTGCGACAGATGTGCCAGTTCCAATTAAGCTCAGAACGACCGACATTCCCTGTGGAGGTAATGTGTGCTTGCGAGAAGCATCAGCAAATGGTCGGCCTGCTCTTAATTTTGGAGCGTAAAGGTCCACTAAATACTGAGGTACTACTAAGCCGTCAAAGTTTGATGTTCCAGCTGCGCGATATTCAACGTTCATCTCTTGTTGATGGCGACGGATACGATCCGCTGCATCTACATCGGTGTTGAAATGCGCCTTTACAGCATCTGCTAGGAAGCTGTATTTACTGCGTTCGGAATAGGTGACAGGTTCACTAATAACCTTGATTGATTCGCGTTTTTCGGTTGCTGGCATATTAGCATCAACCTTTGCAGCTAAGTCTGCTGCCTTTGCGTTGCGTAATTCAATATCTGAAATCTGCTCGATTCTTTCATCGAGCTTTTTTACCTCGAGATTTAGTGCCTCGATGTTTGCGAGTTCGACCTCGCTCACGTCGCGTGATTCCTCAGCAACGCGATCAACGATTGTCTGAATCATTGATGTCTTGCTCTCGCGCTTTTCGCGTAGAGACTCTAGAAATGTGTTTGCCACAATGCTCTCCTAAATAATATGTTGATATTTGGCAGAGGTGTCGAATCTGGCGAGCGAGGTGTCGCAACTAGCGAGGTGTCGCATCGGCCTTACCGAGGTGTCTTACTCTGGATAATCCTACTGTATATTTTTCAGCATTTTAAGTATAGCTAAGGCGCGATTGGTACGAGTCTGGGTTGGCTGCCAAGCATTGCAGTAAAAGTTAGCTGCTATTTCATCTTCCCATTTGACGCAGTAAAGGTTCACGTTATAAATACAGTTAGCGCAAGCACGGCCTTCTGGTACATCAGGACTGTCAGCTGGGCGATAGTTATCAGGTAAAGCCCTGGTACCAAACTCGGACAGTTGTATAGCCGTTAGTTGATCCTCGGCTTGAGCCTGTGTGCGATGGCATCCCATCACCTCATTATTTGCCGTTTTAATTACGGCAAATCCATCGCAGTCAGGATGACTATTGCTTATATTGTAAGGCACTTAAGATTTTCCTTGCAGCGTCGAGGCGTGGGGTTTGATTAACTAGATTTGAGCGCACGCCGCTAACGGTAGCCATATCTCCATAGGCGCCAAAGGTCACCAAAGAAACTTCAGCCAGGTGTGCCTTTAGCCTCTCAATGACACCATCCTGGCGTTTGCGATTCTTAATTGGCATAAAGCCTATGGATAGCTGATCTAAGGCTCCATCTTTAACTAACTCTAAAGCATCGTCGCCTTCTCGCGTCTTAGATACTTTAAATTCAGCGTATAGCCCCTCGTCGGTTTCTCGTAGTAACGTGGCTCTGCCTATCGGATTTTTAACGTCGTGGTTTCTGAGTAACTTAACACGGTGGGCGGCCTTTATGACATCGGCAAAGGCACCTCTTCTAAAAACCTCTGTTGTATCGCCAGCTACTTTTTGCTCTTTATCGTAAGGCACCGCTATACCATAAATGGTGCGGCCTTCCGCATCCTGTCTAATAGCTAGGTCTAGGGCATAGCTGCGAATTTCGTTATTCAATGTCGTCATCTTCTTCCTCTCCAAGTTCAGCGTAATCTGGTTCCTCAGTATCAATGGGCTCTGTATCAACCGGTGTGATTGGGTCTCTGTTTTCCATTTCGCGCACCTCATTTACGGTTAGGAATCCACTAGAAATACCAACGGCGTGTGCTTGGTATCTTGATAAAGTATCAGTTCTAAGTAAAGCGTCATAATTAAACTTGGCATATTGACCACGCACTAATAAATCGCTCAGTGATTGCTCAATGCGTTCAGCTATTGGCTGTATTGACCACCTTACTAGTTGCAGGTTCTCTTGTTCAACGTTGGCATAGGTTCTGGAACTGTTAGGCGCGCCTAAGTAATAAGCAGGTAATCCTAAAATATTTGCAGCCTCTGTTAGACCAGCAAGTTGTGCTTCTATCAGTTGTGATTCTTGAGCATTGCTGCTTAAAATCTCAAAATCAGTCGTGCTATTAAGTACTGCTGGCATTCTGTTGCGGCCGCTATACATTGCCAACCAAGCAGACTTCAATGCTTCCGCTTCCTCTTGTGTTAGATCAGGATTACCTGACTTAATCACAGCCGTAGGATTCACGCCACCATCAAAATATCTGGATGCATATTCGTTTATGGCTATCTCTTTACCGATGGACTGTTTTTGTGTTTGTACAATGCCACGGCCAAAGAACTCTCCTGGTAAAGCAAAGTTTTTTATGTGTAATATTTCACTGGCGTCGTATTGGCGCTCGTCTATTCTGTAAATTATCTGTCCATCTTTGCGCGTTACGTGTACGCGATCAATTGCGACAGGATAAAAGAAATCAGGCAGGCCGTTAGCGTTTGAAGGACCTAAGACGGCGATGTAATTACCATCTAATATCAAGGACGCTGCCATTGCAGATATAGTTTCCATCCGCGTCTCTTGTGGATTAGGTCTTTCTAATAACTTAGGCGTTGGAGTTACGAGTCGTCCGTTTCTATAACTATGAAGTCCAAGAGCGCCAATGGCATCAGCAATTAAAGTGACCCCTCGGTAAATAGCTGGAACACCTAACGCAGTATTTGTATCTACATACGTGCCTGACCAGTTAGCCTGGAAAGCGCGACCTACACGGCCAAGTGAATCTACATAGCCAGACGAGGTATAAACGACTGAGGGTTGAATTTGTCGTTTAAAAAGTCGTCCAAGCATTATTTAATCCTTCTCTCCAAAGCCACGCCAAAGAGGACGCTGAAAAGTCCCCCTAATACTATCGCAATTCGCCAGTCAATAACCGACACGCCATAGATCATCAATCCTGCCCCTATAAGTTGTAACACAATAGCTAGTTTCTGGTTCAAAATATTCTGCTCCTTAATATTGGAACTTCCGACGGTAAATTTGTCATTCCATAGTGAGCAAGTGTGGCTGCTACTAATGGAGTTATATTGCTTGTGCTTCTCCTGTTCCAAGCCCAGGCATCTCCTAGAGGTCTCTTTGCAGAACCTAGAATTGCCTGGCGCAAATTGTCATCACCTAGATGGCATACGCTCCGTGCTTGCACTGCATCATAGAAATTACCACACGCGCGAGCGTACTCCTGCAGACCGATAGCCAGCACCTTGATACCTGCTAGTTCTAAATGGCCAAGAACTGAAGCCGCAGGACTGCCTGTATCTATTACCACGGTCGCGTTCCACTTCTTAGCTACTTCTATTAAACGTGGCTGTAGCCAGGCAGTTCCATCGCGCATATCCACTATCTCGATGGGGTTTAAGCCAGAAACAAATCCTGTGGCCGCAATGCAAGCTTTGTCGCGTTCGCGTGTCATATCTACGCCAAGCACAACCTCGCCGCCGATGATCACGTCGCTGCGTACTAGGCCATCCCATAGTTCTGTGTCAATCACCTGTGTAGCCTCTTTGGCAGCCCATACGTTTAACCATTCTCTTGTAAATATTTCTGGTGCATTTGTATTTGCGGCTTCGCGTACCGCTTCTATTGTGACACCCTTTTTCTGCCCTAATGATGGAATTGCCTGGCGCCACACCTTTTCATCCAAATGGTCAAACTTGTCTTCGTGTGGAGCCCATTCAAACCAAGCCAGCCTTGATTCACCGTCTTGTAAGTTTGTATGCGCCAGGTTTCTGTAGTGAGCCAGCAAGGTGGAACGTTCATCTCCTGCGTTACTTAGAATCCAGAGTTGGCCATTTGGCTTGGTAGCAAGCGTTGGCTGCAAAGCGCCAATCAAAGACAGATCGTGAGTCAAAGCTTCATCAATAACTACTAGATCGAGGGAGGAGCCTCTGCCGCCTTTATTGTTTGGCGTTGTAATTTGATACGTGCTTCCGTTTTTAAATATAACGTGTTCGTTACCATTTGTTCTAACCACGTGTTTGATTTTGTTTTTAAATGGACTGGTTAAAAGTATCTCTACGTGTTCCTCCCACTTGGCTCTTGCCATATTACGGTCCTGGGCCGTATAGGCAATGCGATGCCGTGGCGATATAGCCTCGTAAGCAATACGAGTAGCAACCAGAGAACTTTTACCGTTCTGACGTCCTACGGCAACGCCAACCGTTCGATACACATAATGATTGTTTCTATATTCCATCGCGGTGTCCACCACGTATTTTTGCCAGGGAAACAGCTCATAGCCCATCGCCTGAGCTACTAGGGCCAACGAAGGACCTCTAGTTTTGCGACGCTTGTCACGAGTAGTACCCCATCTTGGCGGTATTAAGGTGAGTACGGTTTTCTTAGGCATTACCTAGCAACTCCGAAGCCAGCTGATCCCATAGGTCCGAGGTTCCACCGTCTTGCGTAGGTCGAAGGTTTAACTGATTAGATAGTTTAATGAAAGCTTCCGCTTCATCCTTTGCCACTTTAACTAGTGGATGAATTATGGCGCCTCTTGGCGACTTTACTAATAAGCCTGTCTCGGCCACGGTTTGTATTGCCGTCTGATGGACGTGAGCAGACCAGCAAAGCATCCGCACCGTGCGTAGTTCTACCTCGGTTAACTTTCGGTTTAATCTAGCTATAACGGCATCGTATAACGGCCGCATCTGTTCTGGTATTTCAGTATCTACCTCAGCCATTTTGTACAACCGCCTTTTCACCGGTCAGGTTTTGCCAGCGCGTAATCGTCGCCGCGCAATATTTAGGCTCGATGTCTATGCCGTAACAACGCCTGCCTAACTGTTCGGCTGCTAGCAACGTAGAGCCACTGCCAATGAATGGATCAAGTATGACATCATCTGGTGCGGTTGAATTAGCAATCATTGCAGCTATCAAACCAACAGGCTTCATCGTTGGATGTTCCTCAGACCTGGCTGGCTTATCGAAGTGAAACAGCGTGTCCTGTTTTCTATCGCCTGTCCATTTATGTGGGCCGCCAGGTGTCCAGCCGTAGTATATGACCTCGTGTTTGTAGTGATAATCGGTTCGTCCCATAACTAACGTATTTTTTACCCATACAAGACTGTGCCGCCAAACGTCTAAAGAATCCAGAGCTTGCGAAAAATCAAGTCCAACGCGACCGTGCGGCGCAGCCACGTACCAAGCCGCCCCAGGCTTTGTTGCATCT